GTACCAGTTGAACTATCTTCACCACCAAATCTAAAGTTTTCGATTTTTGTACCGTCAATACTACCTGCTAACATTGCATTTGTAATACCTAATGCCTTAACTTGTAAAGCGTCTGAACTTACTTCAATTGAACTATCATCAACTGCAACATCTAACTGATTACCAGTTTTTGTTAAAGCTGCACCAGCTGTAATTTGACCTGCACCAGAGAATTGTGCTACATCTAAAGAAGTTGTACCAAATGTAGGAGCACCATTATGTGTAAATACATAACCGTTATCTCCGTTTGAAGTACCTTCTTCTACAAATACGAAAGCGCCACCTGTTAATTCAGCGGGTTGGTCTTCAGGAGTTGCTCTTGTTAAAATCCAATTTGTTGAACCTGAGCCAATATTTGTTACAACATAGATACCGTTTTGAGCGGCTGTTGATTGGTCTTTAACTAAAACTCTATCGTCTGCCACCATAGTTACACCGTCAATTGTTAATGCAGCTTGTGTGCCAGAGTTTGTTAATGTTGCACCAACACCAGCAGTACCATTATCATAAGTTGCTGATAAGTTTGCTGTTGTAGCAACTCTACAAGATGGTTTAGTATCTAAACCTTGTGCAACTTGGTCAACATAGGCTTTGTTTGCTAATGAGTCAGTTGTAAATCCTGCTCTGTCTTCATAACCACTAGGAACTTTTACCGTACCTGTGCCATGTGGCGACAATGTAATATCTGTATTACTAGCAGTTGTTGACATTGTTGAGCCGTTGATTGTAATACTATCAACAACTAAAGAAGTTAAACCTGCAATGTCAGTTGTAGTTGAACCTAATGTTAATGTAGATGAACCTAAAGTAGTTGTCGGATTTGCTAAATTAGCGTTTGTAATACCAGCACTACCTGATAAGTTTGCGTTTGTTAATGCTGTAGCAGTTACGGTTACGGTATTGTCTGTTACCGTTTGAACTAAACCACCTGAACCAGAAAATGTAAGTGTCTCAGCAGTATTGTAAGTATCTGTTCCTGAATCACCTGCTAAGTTAATAAACTGATTAACGGTTGCAAAATCTAAATTACCAGAACCGTCTGTTTTTAAGAATTGACCTGCTGAACCGTCACCGTCAGGTAAAGTAAAAGTAGTAGTAGAAGTAACGGCGTTAGGAGCTTTCAAACCAATAAAGTTTGTACCGTTATTTGTACCTTCGTTTAATTTTACCGTGCCACCTACGGTTGCTGAATTACCAACAATGATTTGGTCAATTGCTAAGTTTGAATCTGCTGTGAGAGCCGAACTTCCTGTTAATGTACCGGCAACATGGTCTAACATGTCAGTAAAATACTGACCACCAATTACCGTAATATTATTTGCGTCACCGTTACCGTCAACGCCACCCTCACCAATGAATAGTCTATCACCACTATTGGCTTGTGTTCCTGTTCCATAAGTATAAGCTAATTCACCTAGTTTCAGCGTACTCGGGGCTGTTGCCGCTGAACTTCTTTTTATCTGAATTACCGTTGCCATTTAAAACTCCTAAAATGAACCTGCGTTTAATGTCAAGGTACCTGTTGTTGTAACAATTTCTGTTCTTGCAACAAACTTAGCGTCGCTTGACCTATATTGTAAAATAGCTCCATCTGATAGAGAAGTTGTATCAACATCTCCTAATAACTTTAATTGTAGAGAACTATTTTGAGCCGCCTGAGCAGATGGCAAGGCTACTGAAACTTGTTGTGGTCCTTGTGATGTATTTACATTAATCTTAGCTGTTATATCAGGCATTAATTCTCTCCTTGTGTATATTTATAACAAAAAAGAGTTGAATTAAGTAGTTACTTGTGGTCGTACCGTAATTATTCCTTCGATAACTCTAGTTACCGTGCTTGAAGAGGTCTGTAAAATTTCTAAATCATAGACATATCTACCATCTTCCAAATTTGAAGTTTGGTCGGCAGTCAAGGATAATGTAATTACACCTGTCGTTGCGTCAGCGGCCACGGTACAGGTAATGGCTGTTCGTGTTTTCGTTGATTGAAAACCCTTTGCCATTTTGGCTTGCGCTGTATATCCTGTTAAATCAAATGCGTTATTGTTTGCGTCTTTAACGGTTACATCTGAACTAAATGTAGCGCCTTGGTCTATTGATAGGTTTGCTATGGCAGCCATCTATTTTGTCTCTTCTGGTACTTCTTTTTTTACTAATTCTGCAATTTTTTTATTATAAAATGATGTTAACACATCAATTTTTTCTAGCTCGATATTATGTCTTACTTTTGAAGCCTGAATTTCTTGTCTTACCACTAGGTAATTTTGCAACTCTGGACTCAAACTTTCAACTTTATAATTCTTACCATCTATTAATACTGAATTCATAATCAATACTCCTTTTTATTATATTTATACGGTATAAATAGATATATATTATTATTCTTAAATAAGGAGAATATTTATGAGTCATTGGACACTTGTAACATATACCAGACCTAATCTTGACACACCTTGGTTTGAACCAACAGCCGAGGCAAAGGCATTAATTGAATCATTAAAAAATGATGACATTGTAAATCCTTCGGTAGAAGTATATCAGAAATCTGAATCTGCTGATGGTTTAAAACAATACTATAAAATAGGTTTTAAAACTGAAGATATTGCAGCTGATTTATTAAGTAATGATGTTCATTTAGCTAATGAAACTGCTAGAAATAATTATTGTACAGAAAATGGTGTATCTTGCATTATTGAACAATTTAATGAAACTGAACCTGTCTTATCTACTGGCATTGGCGGCTAGGTAAATTAAAATCCTTATAACCATCTACATCTAATATAGCAACATTTTGCCAACACATTTCATTTGTGTTGTCATCTACATTATGATTGCAAGTAAAATACATATCTGGTAATAATATAAGTTTTTTATATACGCCTTCATTCCACCTTGATATCATTTTCTTCATAGCAGCTCTTCTTTTAATACCTGATATTGAAAAAAATGGTATCAAGTTTTTTTCTAATGCTATATCAATATGTAAAGGCAATAAATGAGTTGTTGCGATACCACCAGTTTGATATGAATTTAAAGTGTTACTTCTATTATCTCTAAAGTAATAACATCTATCTAACACTCGTACAAAGTTTGAAGGCCAATATTTACTTTGAAACATTCCTGCCATTGCGATAACTTTATTATCTTGTTCTACGACATGATAATTTAAATAATCTGGTATTCTTTTGCCAAAATCGTGAAAGTTATGATACGAGTCTTTAGAAGCTTCGTAAGTTAATTTAGATAGCGTATCTATATCGTTTAATATATTTTTAATATCCGCCTTCATTCGCTACCACATGTTCAAAGAAAGGTGCAACTTTAAAATCAGGTGTTAATCTACCTCTTCGTGTTTGACCTGTAAAAGGTATTTCTTTGCCGTTGCCTTTCCAATTTGCTATTTTAAACCACACACCACTTTTATGTAAAAGTTTTCCTTCTTGTTCTGGTTTTAAAGGAAAAATAAAACTATCTATTTCTGGTTCTGTATTTTGATATATTGGTTTATTTCGCCAAGTATTAATATAATCAACACTTAAACCAGTCTGTTTACTTGCTAAGTCTATCAAATCTTCCATACTATAATTACCATTTTCATTATCGTACATACTTCTACCTAGATTGCCTACATTTTTAATTCTAGCCATTACATTTTTAATTTCTAATCTATTAAACATATGTAATAATCTAGCAAATGCCTCATCATTAATACCTTTTACAATAATTGTTCCTGTGTCAATAATAAAGTTATTGTTTTTTAAATTTTCAAGAGCTTGAACTTTTTTAGTAGCACATCTTAACTCATCTATTTGTTCATACCAATCATCATTATCAGCACCATTCATACTAATATAACAATGTGTAAGACCATGATGTTTTAAAGTTTTTACATATGTGTCTTTTGCTAATCTTAAACCATTTGTCAACAATGTACATCTATGACCTGTTTTTTTAATATCAGCAATCATCTCTGGCAAATCTCTACGCATGGTAGGTTCAGCACCAATAATTCTAATCATGGTTCTTTTTGGAAACTTACTAATAGCCTCTA